CGAAACTATCAACAGAACCCGGCTGGAAGATCAAAAGAAAGCGGGGCAACAACAGGCACAGGAAAAACTCACGGAGGCCGTTGATGGTCACTATGAGAGGGTGGCAACGCTCATTGAAAAACACGACATTAAGCCGGAGGTTTATAAGGCTTATGATACCACAGTTCGAAAGGCGGTTGAGGCAATAGCTCCAAATCTCGGTGACGTAATTTTTGACCAAATACTATCGATTCTTGGAGCAGGCTCAGAGAAGGTTGTGGTTTATCTTGCCCGGAACAAGCCAGCGCTCAATAAATTTCAAACATTATTAGCGACTGACAAATCCGGCATGAAAGCCGCTGTTTATCTCGGACAGGAAAAGCAACGTTTAACAAATCCAATACGACCACGGAGCAACGCACCGGACCCGGCAAAGAATATCAAGGGTGATGTGCCGGTCACAGGGGCAGAGGCAAGGTTTAAAAAGAAATATGACGCTGCCCACGGTAAAAACAATTTGCAATCGGCGTACAACGCCAAGAAGGAAGCTAAAGCCGCCGGTGTGGATGTCTCGAAGTGGTAGAAAGGAAATAGATTATGGCACTTTCAACAGGAAAAATAGCCGAAGTAATGTTTGAGAAAGCTCTGGAAACACATGAGCATCAGATGGACATGCTCGATATGACATCTTTCCATCAGCCGGACGGCGGCACCATGCAAAATACCGGAAATTTTATTTGGTATCCGGTTCAGCAGTATGCGCCATTGATTTCTGGCTGGGATTTGTCCGGTCAGGAAACAGGCATTATCGAAGAAACCTATCCGGCCCTGCTCGGTACCCCATCCAATGATTTTGTAAAGATGCGGGCAGATGACATGCGGACAATGCGATTTTGGGAAGATCGTTCTAAAGAGTCTGGAAAAACCCAGGCCACGGATCTTAATAAAAAGATTGCAGAAGCAATACGGACACAAGGATCTATGTTTTATCGGTCCAATGTGACCAGCGGGTATGAATTTATCGCTGAAGCCCAGGCCATGATGAACGAACGGCAGGCAAAAACTTCTCAGCGATATTTTGTTTTGAATGATCGAGACACCCTTTTGTTCTCGAAGGATCTGGCCGCAAGGCAAACCCTTCAGGGCAAAGCTGCAGATACATGGAAAACCGGGCAAATTGGTGCAAATATTGCAGGGTTTGACGTTTTCACCGGGTCATTTTTGCCGAACATTACTGGTGCAGCGGATGATGATGCAACCATAGATGGAGACCAGGCGTTTGTACCTGAAGGTGGAACTGTTAATGCTACCACCGGCGTTGTAACCAATGTCGACTATCGGGAAGCCACTCTTACCATAGATGATAAGGGTGATTTAGCGGTAGGTGATAAAATTACCTTACAAAATGCTGCTGTTGATATTAACTCTATCGGGTTGGCAGATAAAGTTGATACCGGACAAGCCATGATATTCACTATCATCGAGCTAACTTCTGCTACTGCGATCAAGGTTTATCCTAAACCGATTGCAGCGGATCAGGCTGGAATTACAACTTTGGAAGCGGCATATGCCAATATCGACACAGCCATTTTGACTGGTGCTACAATTACCCGATTGAATATTGACACGACTAACAAGACTAGTCTCTTTTGGGATAAATCAGCAATTGAGGTTCTCGGTGGGACGATTCCGGCAGAACTTTTCAAACAGTTTGATGGTATGAAGGTTATCACTGACACCATGAAAAATGGTCTGGATATGTACCTGGTGTATGATGGTAATATCGACACCATGACCTTTCGTTTTAGGCTCTTTACATGGTACGGAATTACAGTTAAGAATCCTTCTAATTGTGGAGTGGCTGTAACTTATTAATCTAACAACTTAACTTCTACCTAAGTGGGGGGAGCAGGTGTAGCCTCCCCCCACTTCTGAACAAAGGAGAATATAATCATGTCACGAATTTTTAGAATTGCGGAAATGTTTCACCAGAATGATTATGATGAAACGGATGATCTTACTGAAACTGTAGCAGGCGGTATTTTGGTAATTCCTGTTACTCATGGATATGTTGCCAAAACTTCAACTGGTGTTGAAGCTTGTACGTTAGCTAATGGTAAACCAGGTCAGGTATTGGTTATTAACCTTATTGTCACAGGGGGTGCTGTAACTATAACACCAGCTACATTAACTGGTTTTGCAACTATTGTTCTTACTGCTCAAAGTGATTTTGTTACTTTACTTTATGTCGATGATACTATCGGCTGGGTTATTTTGGGGATGGGTGGTGCAGCAGCAACACCATTAGTATCATAAACAATCTTACTCGGTGGAATAATCCACCCTGAACAGAGGAGATTATAGAAAATGACTTTCGGATCAAACAGAGATTTTTTTCACACGGGATTACAGGTTGGAAGAAGTGATATCCGTACAATGATGGATGGCTACGGGCCTGGAAACCACTATTATGTTGATTATCGTAAAGGTAGCGATAATCACGATGGGGAAACCTGGGGAAAGGCTTTAAGAACGTATAGTGAGGCCATTCGTAGGGTTAAATCGAATAATAACGATATTATCCATATTGACGGTGATAGCGAAATTGTTGAGTTGGCAATGGTAACACTCAGTAAAAGCCGGGTGCATACTATCGGACACAATGGCGCTCTTGGACATTACGGACCCGGCGCAAGAATTGGCATAGGAGTAACAACCGATACCGACGATCTTGCTTTGTTCAAAAATACCGGTGTTCGTAATACTTTTACCGGTGTCAAGTTTTCCAGCACCAATACCCTAACCGAAGGTCGATACACGGTATGGGAAACCGGAGAGTACGCCCGATATCGCAACTGTGAGATTCAGAAACTTACTCATCTTGCCGATGGCGATGCAGCCGACCTTAAACTAACTGCTGACAGTGCTCAGTTTTATAATTCTTGCATTGGGGTTTCTTCACTTACGACTGTAGGCGCTATTATCCGACCCAATGTCCTGGCACTCTATATTTCGTCAGGCCAGAGAACAAGGGATGGTTATTTTGAGAACTGTATCTTTCCTAAAATGTGCGGCAATGCTGCGGCTCAAATGCTATATGTTTCTGGTGCCGCATCTATTGAAAGATGGTTAATTCTTAAGGAGTGTATCTTTATCAACCACAAGCTATCCGCTGCTGATCCTGATCATGCAGTTGGAGCGAGTGCAGCTCAGACCCACGGATATGTGCTTCTTAAAGATTGCACCTCTTTAGGATGTACTGTACTTAGGGAAGATGCTGTCGGTATTTATGTTGATGGCGCTGTCCCTGGAAATCTCACAACTGGTCTCGCCATAACAGCTTAAACTTTAAATTAACTACTTAACTTATATGGGAGCCTTTCGGGGCTCCCACATTTAAAGGTGATAAAAATGGCAGTCATACTTTACAAGCCAGGAAATGTAGGAAAAGTCAGAGGCATTCCGTGTGAAATCCAGATATGCAATGAATTCTCGTACCTTCATCTTTTAGACCAAGGCTGGTTTTACACGCCGGAGGAGTGCTATGTCGTTGAAGAGCAAGACGAAGAAGTCCCGGAAGATATTACGGAAGAGGCCACGGACACGGAAGAGATCCCGGAAGTAGCTGAAACCGAAGAGCCGGAAGAGACCGCTGAAGAGACCGCCGAAGTGTCTGACAATGGAATCCGAGTAAAAGCCAAAGCCGCCGGTATTAGCAACTGGCACAACAAAAGCATAACCCGGCTGGTCGGCGAACTAAAGGAACTGGACGATGGCAAATGATCTGAAAGTTGATATAATCAATGGTGCGTTCTCCCAGATGCGCATATCAGGGATAACCGTGGACCCGTCCGCCGAAGACCTCGTACTTGCATTGCGACGACTGGAGGGCATGGCAAATGAGCTATATGGACGTAATGTTTGCACCGGGTATTATCTGGAAGAAACCCCGGACATTAATGCACCTTCTGGATTAGATAAAAAGTTCTGGTATTCGTTCGAGTGTGTCCTTGCCATGCGG